GACTGATGACGATTGCGACGATCTGATGGACGATTATATCGCCCTGCGTCGATCCCAGAATAGATCTGTGTTTTTGGATGGGCCGCACTGGCAAGCCCGTTTCTAGCTAAAAATTCCGATGTACTGACGATCAAAAAACTTACTGCTATATGTGGCTAAACAGCCGGAGGTAATGGTGGCGACTGAACCCAAAGAGCTAAGCGAAGACGAACTGCAATCGATTGTGTCGAGTGCAGTAAAAGCATGCGTGGATTTTATTGATAGTGATATCGCGCCCTCGCGCATCGTCGCTGAAAAATACATGCAGGGCGGTTCTGACCTGGGCGCTGAAGAGGGCAGATCAGACATCGTGACTAGCAAAGTCAGAGACACCGTGCGCGCAATCAAACCTTCTCTTCAAAAAGTTTTCATGACCACTGACAAAGCCGTGGAATTTGTTGGGCATGGCGAAGAAGACCAAGCGGCAGCTGAACAGGCGACAAATTACTGCAATTATATATTCCAAAAAAATAAAGGTTTCACCCTTCTAAGTGACGTTTTCCATGACGCGATGGTCAAGCGAACTGGCGTTTTGAAAGTTTACTATGAGGACAGTGACGCTCAGACTATTCATGAGTTTAGCAATTTAGATCAGCAGGCTTTCGATTATTTAGAGAGCCAAGACGATGTCGAAATCCTCAGCCAAGAGTCTAAAACTACTGTTGAGATGGATCCGGCCAGTGGCCAGGAAATCAATGAGACAATCATATCGTGTCGCCTGGCGCGGAAAAAGCGCACCGGGCAGATCAAAATTGATAGCATCCCGCCAGAAGAATTTTATGTAAATAAAGAGGCCAGAGATTTAGAATCGGCTTATTGTGTTGCGCATCGCACAGAGGCGAGAGTAGGCGATTTGGTCGCTCTGGGTTTTGAATTTGACGATGTCGTTGACCTGACGGCCCTTGGCGATACTGACTCTGTTCGGGACGGTGAGAGATCTGCGCGGCACGGATATTCTGTCACGTCTGGCAGTGCCGATGAGGATGCCCAGGATCCCAGCATGAAGCTGGTGGCTGTGACCGAAGCCTACATGCGCGTGGATGCGTTTGGCACTGGCATTCCTAGCCTATACCGATTTGTGTTGGGTGGCGGCTCCTACACACTGCTGAGCGCTGAGCCGATCGACAAAGTGCCGTTTGCAATTTTTGAGGTTTCGCCGGAACCACACAGTTTTTTCGGCACCAGTATTTTCGATCTGATCAAAGAGGATCAGGACGCCTCAACCGCCATGCTGAGATCTGTTCTGGACAGTGCGGCGATGACCTTGACGCCACGCCTAGTTGTGCAAGAAAATGCAATAAATCTGGACGATATCCTCAATAATGAGGTGGGTGCCGTGATCCGCGCCAGGCAGCCCGGCGCTGTGCAGTCGCTCGACATTCCCTTTGTTGGCGCTCAGGTTCTGCCGGCGCTGCAATATTTAGACGCGCAAATCGAAAGCAAAACTGGCGTGACAAAAGCCAGCCAGGGGTTAAATCCCGATCAGTTGCAATCGACAACGGCCGTTGCAGTTTCAGCGCAAATGAGCGCCGCCGCCGCCCAGGTCGAGGTAATGGCCCGCAATCTTGCGGAAGGGGGCATGACCCAGTTGTTCAAGCTGATTTTGCACTTGAGCATCCAGCACCAGGACAAGAGCGCGATCATGCGTTTAGAAAATAATTATGTTTCAGTTGATCCTACGAGTTGGGATGCCGATTATGATCTGAGTGTGAATGTCGGACTAGGCACTGGCCGTGCTGAAGAGCGCGCAGCGGCGCTGCAACAGACCCTCAGCATTCAACAGCAGATCTTGCAAGCTTACGGCCCCGGCAGTGGATTGACAACGATGAGTCAGTATCGAAACACGCTGGCTGATTTGCTGGCATCTGCGGGAATTAAAAACGCTGATCGATATTTCCAGCCTTTGACGCAAGAACAGGAACAAGCGATGATGGCCCAGCAAGCCCAGCAAGCGCAGCAACAAGCGCAGCAAGGCCAGCCAGATCCCAATGCGGCGTTCCTTCAAGTTGAGCAGATGAAATCTCAGCAACGCAGCCAAAGCGACATGATGAAACTGCAATTGGATAGCCAGAAGGCCCAGGCGAATATGCAGTTGAGACAACAGGAAATGGCGATGTCTGACGATCGTGGCCGGGATCAAATGGTACAAGATCTGGCGGTCAAAGTGGCTGAGATCTTAGGTAAATATGGAACTTCTGTTGACGTTGCGCGTGTGCAAGCTGAGCAAGCTGCCCCGCGCGATCAGGGGATAAATTAATTGGATGTTGGAGTAAAAGCTGCGCGGGTCAAATCGATCTTGTCCGACAGTGTATTCCAAGAGATTTTGGCAGACGTGAAAGCAGACCAGGTAAATATCTTCCTGGCACCTGGCAGCAGCGAACACCAAATATCAGAGGCACGGCTGTTAATCCGCGCAATGGAACATTTGATCGATCGAATGCAACGGACGTTGCACGATGCACAGATGGCCGACAGAAAGAACAAAAAAAGGCCGTAGTACCGTGATGGACACGACTACAGAAATGAATCCTAACGATCCCCGATCGGTAGCGGAAGCACTGATCATGCAACCAGCAGAGGCACCTCTAGACGAGACCTCAGAGGCGCCGGTTGAGCAAAACGTGTCGGATGATCAAACCGATCAGCCCGATCAAATTTTTATGGATGACGAAGGCACAGAGCCGGAAGTTTATGCCGAACCTGATGAGCGTATGTATACCGTTAAAGTTGATGGCAATACGCAACAGGTCAACGAGCAAGAACTCACCCGTGGCTACAGCGGCCAACAGAAAATCCAGCAAGGAATGCGCGAAGTGGCTGAAGCCAGAAAACTGGTCGAGGCACAATCACAGAAAGCGCACGAACTACAGCAACAGCATGCCGATTCTTTGGCTCAGCTTAATAGCCGGTTGCAAAACGACGATCTAACGCCGCCCGACAAAACTTTGAGAGAAACAGATCCGATTGGATACCTGGAGCAGATCGAAGACTACCGTGAGGCGATGTCTGAAAGACAATCTCTGCAAGCCCAACAGTATCAAATGGCACAACAGCAACAGGCTCAACAAACGGCCCAGCGCAACCAATACGTGCAAGAGCAAGCCCAATCATTAATGGAACAGATACCGATTTTGAAAGATCCGGTTGAAGGCCCAAAAGTGATCACCGGCATGATGACTGAAGGTGTAAAATATGGATTTTCTGAAGCAGAAATGCAGAACGAAATCGATACGAGATTTGTTAAAGCGCTGCACCGTCTTCATTATTTGGAGACCCGTGGCAACATTGATAGCGCCCCCGAAATGAAACGGGGTGCAATCAAACCAGGCGCAAAAAGATCGAATGTTAGTAGCCAGACAAAAGCAGCACAGACGGCAAGCACTCAAATGAAACGCACTGGTCGAACAGAAGATGTCGCGCAGTGGATAATGAGCGGAAAATAATACAATGGGCGTTAATTCAAATACCGTACAAACATATGCGGTGACTACACTTAGAGACGATCTGCAAGACGCGCTGATCTCAATCTCACCTACCGATGCACCATTCATGCAGGCGATTGGCACTAAAGATGTGTCCAACACTTTGTTTGAGTGGCCAATCACTGAATTAGCAGCGGTAAACGCCTCTAACCGGGTAATCGAAGGCGAAGCTGCGCCAGGCAATGACGCAGCGACACTGCCGGCAAGGGCGCAAAACTATGTGCAACTGTCGGATAAAGTCGTTGAGACATCGTCAACAAACGAACAGGTGAACGGTGCGGCTAATGCTCAGACAATGGCTGAGCAGATCGCCTTAAAATTGCGTGAGCTAAAGCGAGACATGGAAAGTATGTTGTGCGGAAATGCAGTTGCATCCGCAGGCTCAGCATCCGCTGCGCGCGCAACCGCTGGCCTTGGCGCTTGGCTACGGTCAAATGTCAGCAAACACAGCGGCGGAACGAACCCGACAGTAACTGGTTCGGGCAATGCGGGATCCCCCAACGCCGCATATAGTAACGGCACGTTGCGTAGTCTGACCGAAGCAATGAGCAACGATGTTGTGCAACAGTGCTGGACTGAAGGCGCTGAGCCAACAATGATTTTGGTCGGCCCGGCGATCAAGCAAAAAATCTCCAGCACGTTTACTGGGAACGCGACACGCTACAAGGACGCCGACGATAAAAGAATTAACGGCGCCGTTGATTTTCTGGTAACCGATTTCGGGGAGCTACAAGTAGTGGCGTCACGTTTCTCGTCAGTAAGAGAGGCCTACGTGATCGATCCAAATTACGCGCGGGTAGCGTATTTGCAACAAACTAAACAAGAAGATCTGGCCAAAACAGGCCACTCTCAGCGCAAGCTGATTTCTTGCGAATATGGCTTGCAAATC